ATTGATATGACTGATGAATATGAGGGTAACTTCGATACTAGAAGAGCACTTATCTATACATTCACATTTACAGCAAAAACAATGCTGTTCGGACCACTCACAGATGTAAGCAAGGATATCGTCAAGAAGGTTACTGTTGGTTATGTTGCTGGATCCAGGTCAAACAAATACGAAAGAGACATCACATATCAAGCCACACCTAGAGCGATTAAGGACTATGATGGTGTAGTTGCTACTCTGCTTGCAGAGAACGTGGACATGGTTGAAACCGTCATTGATGTTGAGGATGGAACTCAGATTCCAGAAGGATCTTATATCTACATCGATCAAGAAGAGATGTATGTCGAGACTGTGACAGGCAATAAGATACTTGTTAGAAGAGCACAGGATAAATCTCCAATTCAAAATCATGTTTTGGGATCTAAGGTCTATACGATCAATCAAGCCGATAACGTCAAGATTGAGGTGGGTGACGACTTTGGGTTTGACGGGAACGTGTTCTGAGGTTAAACTATGGACAAATATGAACAACTCAACGAAACATTTGATGTTGCCCCCGTTGAGATAGAAAAGGTGAAACCCAATGATCTCGATGCCAAACTGGCCAAGTTTGAAAACTCCAATGAAGATATCCGTAAAGACTATGAATACACCAGGGGTAATCTATATTCAATCATTGAAAAAGGTCAAGAAGCAATTAACGGAATCCTTGAGTTAGCTCAAGAGAGTGAGATGCCTCGTGCTTATGAGGTTGCTGGTCAGTTAATCAAGAGTGTGTCTGATGCCACGGATAAACTCATGGATCTACAGAAGAAGTTGAAAGATGTTAATAAGGAAGAAGAGAAGGGACCATCCTCAGTTACTAATAATGCACTGTTTGTAGGATCCACAGCAGACCTACAAAAAATGCTTAAAAAGGTAAACAAAGATCTAAATACTTAAAAAGAGAAAATGGCAGCTCAATCAGTAAATATTCAAATTGATAAGGGAACTGATTTTTCTCATAACTTTGAGATGAAAAATCCTGACCAGTCTGTGTTAAATCTGACAGGATACTCTGCTGTTGCTAAGATCAGAAAGTTTCCTGAGGCAACTAAACAACATAGTTTTACTGTTGGTATAACGTCGGCAACAGGTATTATTGGGTTGTCGATGACAGTTGGTGTAACCACACAACTGACTAACGGAAGAAACTTCTACGATATTATCATCACTTCAGGTGTAGGCACTGTTACCAAAGCATTTGAAGGTAGTGTAATAGTCAATCCATCCGCTTCTGTCTAAATATAACATAAGAGCTCTTTTCTGAAACGTGAAGGAAAATCTAAAAGAGGGCAACCTCCGCAAGTGGTTCCAAGATGGTGGTTGGAACAGATACAACACCAAAGGTGAGAAAGTGGGCAAATGTGCTCGTGATGATAAGGATGGCGACGGTAAGGCAGATGGTCCTAAACCAAAGTGTCTTCCTGCATCTAGAGCAGCAAGTCTTGGTAAGAAGAAAATTGCTGCAGCAGTTAAGAGAAAAAGAAGAGAAGATCCTAATCCCGATAGAACCGGAGCAGCTAAGAACGTAAAAACAGTATCCAAAAAGAACGAGGAATTCGACATGGAAATCCAGGAGTCAGACAAGAAAGGTAAAGGTAGTGGTAAAAAGGATGCATGCTACCATAAAGTTAAAAGAACCGCTAAAGTCTGGCCTTCTGCTTATGCTTCTGGTCGTCTGGTTCAGTGTCGTAAGAAGGGTGCCGCTAACTATGGAAACTCTAAGAATGAAGAGTTCATGGCCCTCCCTGAATTCTCCGATCTTCAGATCAATAGTATGAGAGCAGCTGGTATTGAAGTTGAAGTTCTTGACGAGAAGTGCTGGAAGGGATATGAGAAAAAAGGTATGAAGACTATGTTTGGTAAGAGATATCCAAACTGTGTTAAGAAGGAAGAAGTAGAACAAGTCAAAGAGGGTGATGGTGATCCTTGCTGGGATACCCATAAGCAAGTAGGGATGAAGAAAAAAGGTGGGAAGATGGTTCCTAACTGTGTTCCCAAAAACGAAGAGGTAGAGGTATCTGAAAGACAAAGAGTTATTGAAGCTCTGAGAAATGAGAGTGTAGAATTAGAGGATGCAGACGGAAAAAAGTTTGCTGAAGTGATCGATGTGGTCACTAATGAGGATCTTGGAATCACAATGTCCGAGGCTGCAAGAATCCCTCAACAGTATGGAAACATCTATCTGGTAGGATTCAACTGGAAGTCCAGATACATGATGATGAGATTGTTCTTCCCTGATGTCAAGAAACCCTCCAGAAAAGAGGTGCAAGAAGCACTAGATAAAATCTATCCAGGATGTGTGGTACAAAGATTTGATATTGTTCCTTACAAACCCGGTGAACCCATGCTGAATATGGGTGTAAAAGAAGAGACCGAACAACTTGATGAGAAGTCTGCTGCATGGCAGAGAAAGGAAGGTAAAAGTAAAACTGGTGGTCTAAATGAGAAGGGACGCAAATCTTACGAACGCGAGAATCCTGGTTCTGATCTCAAGGCTCCTCAACCTGAAGGGGGTCCTAGAAAAAGATCCTTCTGTGCAAGAATGGGTGGAGTCAAGGGACCAATGAAGAAGCCTGATGGTTCTCCAACTCGTAAGGCTTTGGCTCTTAGAAAATGGAAGTGCTGAGCCCCGATAAATACTAAAAAACCCATATTATAATGTCGGAAGAACTTCCTTCTGTAAATGATTTTATCGAGGATAGATCTAATTTTTCTTCAGTTGAGTCGATCACTGAAGAAAATTTGCCCTCATATAAAGATTTTATAGAAACAAAAGAAGAAATCATTCATGAGGAAGTAGAACCTCAGGTAGAACAGCGTCAAGATAATACAGAAATTATTGTAAGTTTAATTGAGTCGGTAAGAAATAGTATTCCTGAAGTTAAGTCTTACGACAAGGAACTTTATGAGTTGGTTCAACTCATTGAGGAAGTGAGAAAAGAGATTCCTGTTGTTCCAGAACCTCCAGAGTTTCCAGAAATTCCTGAAGTAAGATATTATGACGAACAGATTGATAATTTACAAGAGCAAATTACTGAAGTAAAGGAAAGAGATATTCCAGACTTTAGATGGATTAGTAAGTCTTTCTCATCAATTAATGACGATTACGAAAGTGTTAGTTCATCTCTAGCTCAGTTAAAAGGAAAATTAGATCTTGAGATTAATAATCTTGTAGAAACTATTGAAGTCAATAAATTTGAGAGAGATGTAGATACTAAAAATCTCAATGAAAAAGTAAGTGATGTATCCGTCAATTTAGATTCTCGTATTCAAGATAATGATAGAATTATAAGAGAAGATATTAATAAAATTAAAAATAAAATTTATAATAATCTGAGAGAAACCTCACTCAGAATTTGGAATTTAAATAAAGAATATAAGTCGGAAGATAAAAAACTCAAGGCTTATGTTAATGATCAGTATGAACTTCTGACCTCCTCAATAGGTGAAGTTCTAAAAGAAAGTGATACAAAATATGATAAAGTCATTAAGTATTTCGACAATCTAAGAGAAGAAGTAAAAGCACTTCCTGAAGTAAAATATTATGATGAAGAGATTGATAAAGTAAATCAATCAGTCAAGAGTGTTCAAAATTTGGTCGAAGTTCTTGAGAACAAACTGAATAAAAAGATTGCGGGTCTGAAGGAAAGTATTCTGGTTGTGCCTCCCACAGAGAACAATACAGATCCTCTGACTCCACTAGATCAGAACTTTGCCACACTGGATGACTTGTCTAGTCATTACAGATTGTTCTTGAATCGAATTCAACAACAACTGGCAACCCTTGGTGGTGGCGGTGAGACTAGACTTGAATTCCTTGACGACCTTGATAGAGACACTGCTCTGGTTGATGGTAAGTTCCTTAAGTATCAGGCATCTACAGGTACATTTGTTGGTGCTGCGGCAGGTGGTTCCTATAGTGGAACCACTGGTCAACTACTACAGCATGATGGTTCGGATTATGTTGGAGTCAGTTCAGTAGGAGTTGCAACTTTCTTCAATGATCACCATCAAGGTTATTATAGATATAGCACTCATTTCTATTCTGCTGGTATAGCAAATACAGTTCAGACTCTCCCTGCTGATGAGTTTGTATTGATTCAACCCTCTGTGCGTACTAACAGAGTTAGGTTCTTGCCTGAGAAAATGTTGCTTGCTAATAATAATGACCCTTGGGTTGGTAGTGGTGCTACAGTTGGATCAGGTCAAACTGAATTTTCTCTTGCTGGTTTAGATGATGGTTCAACAGTTATCGTAAGAATTGCTGCTCAATTCAACCCTGATATTGATAATACTAACCTTGACTTTGCTTTGAATTTTACCACAAATCCGACAACTCAATCTTTTGGAACAACACATTTTAGTGTAACAAGAGAACAAGCACTCATCTGTAATGAGGGTGCTGACCAGAACTATATAAGTGAAACACTCATCAACTTTTACGTTGGTAATTCATTATCTGGAATGACGACAGATACTGCTGGCAGCTTTAACATATCTGCAAGAGCAAGCGATGAAGGTGATTTTGAAATGATGGCCCTAACAATCAACGTTGTAGCATAAAATGGCAAAGAAATTTAGAATTTTTGCAGATGTAAGTGCAGGGAGTTTGTTCTTTGATGGATCAAGGGTTCAACCTGCTCCACTTGGGGGTAAAGTTTTAGCGAGTCTCAATCCTAATCATTCTGATAGAATCAGAATAGTTAGAACTGACTTGTTTGCCAGAGATGGTGTCACTCCCAGAAGAATATTTAAAGGATTAAAGGTAGGTAGAGTTAAGAATCAGGCAGACCAAATTCTTACTACTGACCTTGGATTCACTGTATCACAAGTTATTGACTATCTTAATGACCAGGCAAACAAAAAGGTTAATGAGATTGATTTCCAAAAAGAAGGTGCATTAGTTGGTGGTGGAACAACCATTAACTTCACAGGTAATGTTGATAGTGTCTCAGTCAGTGGTGATGTTGTAACTGTAGGTATTTCCACAGGAATACATGCATCACAACTCACAGGAGTAGTTGCAACTGCTAACCTACCTATTACTAGTCTTGGTGGCGTCAACTTCGTTCCTGGTGAATCAGATACAACACCCGCCTTTGATCTTTCCGATGCACATAGTTATCCTTTTGGTATTTCGACCTCTGGTGGCCACGTTGGTTCAGGTATTACGTTATTTGATTTTAGAGGTAGCGGTGTATCTACTGTTACTTCAGTCACTTCAGGCATATCAACTGTATTCTTTGAGGGAGGTAGTGCTGGCAACCCTGTAACTAGTGGCATTCTTACATCTGGCAATAGTACATTAAGACTTACTCTTCAAGATGCAACCACAGTTGATGTTGATGTATCAGCATTGAACAATGTATCACCTGTATCTCTTGCAGCATCCACTTCTTACTTCTATTTGAATAATGGTGTTCAACTTGCTAATAATGAACACAACCTTGACAATGGTGTTGTTTTCTATGGAACAACAGTAAGAAGAGGTAATGAAATTGTATTCTCAATTCCTGGTAATAGTACTCACGTTGGTATTTGGAATGGTGGTAATGGTGTAAGTGGTGGTGATAATGTTCGTAACAAATCTAACTGGCAAGCAAAGTGGCAGTACAACCACAACAGAACTGACTGGGAGGCTGCTACTACAGCCACTGGTCCTACTGGGGTTGAATTTCCAAAAGACATTCAAGTAGATAATGGATCATATTATATCAGATATGACCATTCAACAGAGAAGTTGCAACTCTGGGAAGCAGCTGGAACAGGTGATTGGATGCTATCAGAATCAAATTCTATAGTAGGATCAGGATTAACTGAAGCTTATATCTACTTCGCTGCTGGTGATCCTGATGCTGGCACTTTCCTTCCAACTGTCTCAGAAGTTAGAGGGCAAGATTTTACTCTCAGATCTTACACAGATTCAGATCGTCCTAGTTCAAGTAGTTTCTATGATGGAACCAAAACTAACGATGTGTGGAAATCTAACAGGGCATTGAAAGCTGGATTGAAGGTTAAGTTTACAGTTCCAACAACTGCTGGTAATCAATATTGGGCAACAGCATTTGAGGGAACAGAAGACTTAGGTAATGGTGAGAACAATGCCTATCAGGCAGGTGAGATGACTTGGAGACTTACCAACCAAGAGAAGTTCACTGCTCATGAAGATGCTACATTGAATGCGAATTACACTGCCGTTGATGGTAGTGCTACCCTTGCTCTTTCAGGAAGGAACATGTCTTGGAGATATAATGCCGACAATACCTGGGATATCTTTGATGAGGACACTGATGAAGTAGTGCTTACTGGTGATGATGTACTAAGTGGTGATATGTATCCACACCTTCTTGCTGTGAATAATTCTGATGATGTATTGTCAGACTATGTTCAGTATGAGTGGGAGTGGAACAAGGCAGCTTGGTTCATGGAGTATCGTGACTGGGAATCAGGTCACAATGCTAATACTTGGTTGATTCTGACTGCTAATGGATATGCATTGCAGGAAGCAACCACTGCCCTTATCTCTAATAATGGTTTCTATTATATTGGTTCTGCATTATATAATGTAACCTGGGGTCAGAAGATGAGACCAGGACAAGAGTTTATCTGGACTCAACTGGCAGTTAATCAACATGGTGCTACTAAGAACAATATGAAGATTGGTGTTCTGGATAGCACTAAGAGAGATTATACCTTCCAAATTAGATTTGATAGAACTGGAAAACCAAAGGCGCAAGGTGATCAAGATGGTGCTTTCACACTTGCTGCTGGTATTGATGAAAATACAGTATTGGCTGGTACAAGTATGAGAATGCAGTATGAGAATGGAACTAACAAACTTGTTGTTTATAGTGTAAACGCAGGTGTAAGAACTAAGATTGCTACATCTAACACAGCACTAGATGGTAATCCTATTTTCATCTCTCTTGGTGGTGATTCAACTAGACTTCCTACTGTTCAAGGTATTGAATACTATGGTTGGGAGATTGCTCATGAACCACCTGGTTACTATAATCCATGGAAGAACTGGAGAATTGGTGGTTTCCCAGAGAACCAAGGACTCGGTGGAGTAGGTGTTCACAGCACTGGAAATGTTCTTGCATATGCAGCAGATCAGGTGTGGAGACACAAGGATGGTATTCCACAAGGATACAAGATGCATTGGTTACTTCCCACCACACAAGCCAATACTCAAATCGGACAATGGTCATCTTCTAACGCCAGTTCCGGTCTGACAAATGTTGAAAACGTAGATTCTTTCTGGGACTGGAGTTGGCAAACTAACACTAGTGAAGAGATCGATGCATTGAAGGGTTGGACATTCAATACTAGTAACTCCAACTATTCTGCCACAAAGTGGACTGATCCCAATCCCGGTAGCACTAAGTTCTCAATTAGATATCACTCCAACAACACCGTTGATATTTTTGATGAGTCAAATAGTGATGTCATTGCAACTAAAGATGTAAATGCAGATGGTAACCCTATATACATCAGTTGGGTGGCAGGTGGTAACACATCCAACCAATCACAAATGCAAGATGACTTCTTTGGTGGTGGAGACGTTGGAATCGCACTAACTTCAGCAACAGTATAATATGGCAAATGATGTTTATTTGGGTAATCCCCTTCTCAAGAAGGCGAATACTGCTATTGAATTTACTGAAGAACAAATTCAAGAGTATCTAAAGTGTAGGGAAGACCCTATCTATTTTGCTCGTAACTATGTTCAGATCGTTACTCTGGACCATGGTCTTCAGCCTTTCAAGACTTACGACTTCCAAGAGAAACTTATTGATAGGTTTCATAAGAACAGATTTAACATCTGTAAGATGCCAAGACAGACTGGTAAATCAACTACCTGTGTCTCGTATCTTTTACACTACGCTATCTTTAATGATAGTGTCAATATTGGTATACTAGCAAACAAGGCCACAACGGCTAGAGAACTTCTGGCACGACTAGCCACAGCATATGAGAACTTACCTAAGTGGATGCAACAGGGTGTTCTTGTATGGAACAAAGGTAACATCGAATTAGA